GGTCTGGCTTAAAGAATATAGGCGGCAAAGCAGTAAAGGGGCTGAAATTTGTTCCAGGGCTAGGATTGGTTGTTACCGGAGCTACTGCAGCACTGAGTGCAGGATCTGGTGCTGCAAATGCTGAAGATATTTTAGGTATAGAAGGCAGAGAAGCTACCGGCGGCGAAAGAGCTAAAGCGGGTTTTGCAAATATGATTGAAAACCTTACCTTTGGACTTGTATCTACCGAACGTGTACTGGATAGATCAGGAGGCATTCCGCAAGGAGCTCAAAATACTGATGAGTTTGGCGGTGTTGGTCAATCACCAATGTCCCCTTCTATGCAATCGCAATCAGCCAAGCCAGATCTTGACATCACAGACCAACGCAGTTACAGCGGAACTGGACCTCTAGGCCAAGGACCTGGTGGATCAATGGCACCAGGCGGATCGTCTACCTACGCACCTGATCTTCCGGCGAATAGCGAATCTACCGGTGATAAGAGTAGAACCGCATTCATGCTTGAAAAAGGCCAGCTGGAAGAACGTATAAAGCAGAGAGAGCACAGTGTTCGTGTGCTAGAGCAAGCCGGCGAAGTTCGGCTTGCTAATCAAGAAAAAGCAGAGTTAGTTTCTTTACAAAATAAAATGGTTGAATTATTTAGAGAAATGGATAGGGCTGGAATTAATCTTAGCAGTGGCCCTGTAAGACAATCACCTGATTTTGGACAGCCTCAAACGCCTACAAATCCTAGCTCTCAAATCCAACAAGACAACAGTGCAGCGGAATCTACTAATAATGCAAACGGTGAAGCCCAAAATGAAGAAAGTGCAGGCAAAACTGACAGGACTCCTGCTGTAGTAGGTCAAGAAACAGGACAAGTAGACACAAAAACAGTAAATACTGACATGGCCGAATTAGCACGGCTTATGCGGGCAAACAACGAGTACGCAAGAAGGCAACTTTCAGGTATAGAAAGTCTGCAAGGCAATTTGTTAAGAAGCGTAGGATAACATAATGAGTTGGAAAAAATATTTTAGTCCTGTTACAACAGATAATTCAGGCACATATAGCCCTGTGGGAAACGGTGGCGGTGCAGGACCTGCTAGATCAAACTATTCATCATATTTGCCAGACGTATATGCAGGGTCACCGAATAGAACAGAAAGATACACGCAGTATGAAACTATGGACATGGATTCCGAAGTTAATGCTGCGCTAGATATACTAGCTGAATTTTGTACAGACAAAGACAACGAAAACGGAACCCCATTTAATTTTTCTTTTAACGGCTCGCCTACACCTACAGAAACAAGAATGCTGCACACCGCATTAATTAAATGGTGCAGGTTTCAAGATTTCGAAACTCGTATATTTAGAATGGTAAGGAATACATTTAAATATGGAGATTGTTTTTTTGTAAGAGACCCCGAAACGCTAAAACTTCTTTACGTCGAAGCAGCAAAAGTTTCTAAAATTATTGTAAACGAAAGCACTGGTAAAATTCCCGAACAGTATGTTGTTCAAGACTTAAACTTTAATTTTAAAGAAAACGTTGCGGTAACTCCACACGGAACAGGCAATAAAGCACCTAGCGGTACAAGCTCATATGTAAGCGGCGGTGCGTTTGGTAGAGGGTATGTCGGCGACGTTAACCAACCTCCTGGCACACGTTTTCAAACCAACCAAAACGAAGTTACAATAGATGCTAAACATATGGTTCATGTTAGCCTTTCGGAAGGTATAGACTCTAATTATCCGTTTGGAAATAGTCTATTAGAAAGTGTTTTTAAGGTATACAAGCAAAAAGAACTGCTAGAAGATGCCATTATTATCTATAGAATTCAGCGTGCTCCAGAAAGACGTATTTTTTACGTTGATGTAGGCAACATGCCAGCGCATATGGCTATGCAGTTTGTTGAACGTGTTAAAAACGAAATACAACAGAGACGTATTCCAAGCGCTAGCGGTGGAGGCCAGAGTGTTATTGACGCAAGCTATAATCCGCTTAGTACGAACGAAGACTACTTCTTCCCTCAAACAGCTGAAGGCAGAGGATCAAAAGTTGAAACCCTGCCCGGCGGAACAAACCTTGGTGAAATCACAGATCTTAAGTTTTTCACAAACAAGCTGTTTAGAGCTTTAAGAATCCCTGCAAGTTATCTTCCTACTACAATAGATGAGCAGCCTAATACGGTTGCAGACGGAAAAGTAGGTACAGCGTATATTCAAGAGCTTCGCTTTAACAAATACTGCGAACGTTTGCAAAACACTATTATAGATGTATTTGATCAAGAATTTAAATATTGGCTTCATCATAACGGATATAACATCGATAGCAGCTTGTTTTCGATCGAATTTAATCCGCCTCAAAACTTTGCTGCATATAGGCAAGCAGAACTAGATGCAACACGTGCAAATCTCTACGGACAAATTGCTGATATACCGTTTTTAAGCAAGCGTTTTGCTATGAAGCGGTATCTAGGGCTTACAGAAGAAGAAATTGCAGAAAACGAACGTATGTGGAGAGAAGAAAACACCGGCAATTTTAAATCTGATATCGACTCTGAGGCACAGATGCGATCTGCAGGTATAACTCCTGCTGGAATAGAAGCCGATATAGCAGGCGAAGAAGAATTAGCACCGGATGACATTGCTGCCGATGGCGAAGAAGCCGCAGACACAGAATCTCCGGCAGCGGACACCGAAGGCGGCGAAGGCGAAGGATAAATACTAAAATGCTTTTAAGAGAATTCCTAGCTTTTAGCCAAGAAAAAAATAGTTTTGCAAACGACCGCAGATACAATAATTCTCGAGATAATTCTGTATTAGCACGCGGAGATACACGCAAAGTAAAATTAACTTTGCGTCAAATTAATACCTTAAGGCTGCAGGCCGAGGCCCACCAAGCAGAGCACGAAGCTGAATTGGGCTTCATACAACAGATGTATGGAAACCCAAGTGGCGAAGAAGAAGCTTAGAAAACTTAGAGAAGAACAGCAACAGGCCTTTGCTGACACACCACCCCTTGCTCATAAACCGCAACAGCCGGCCAAAAAAGACATTGCGTTTGTTGTCGGTAATGGCACAAGTCGTTTAGCCGTTGATTTACTAGAACTTAAAACTATCGGAACTGTCTACGGATGCAATGCGCAGTACAGGGAATATGCCCCTGATTTTCTTGTTTCTGTAGATACCAAAATGGTAAATGAAATCATAGCCAGCGGCTATCATCGAAATCATCAAGTTTGGACTAATCCAAATAGAGGAATAAATGCAAAAACAGGTATAAATTATTTTACTCCCCACAAAGGATGGAGTTCAGGACCCACAGCATTGTGGTTTGCAGCTACAAGTGGTTATAAACAGATTTTTATTCTAGGATTTGATTATCTAGGAATTAAAGGAAAACTGAATAATGTTTATGCAGACACATTCAATTACAAAAAAACCACCGACGCATCTACATTTTATGGTAATTGGTTAAACCAAACCGAAAAAGTAATAAAAGAATTTGTAAACACGAAGTTCTATAGACTTATACCTGAAGGTGGTTTTATTCCAGATAAGTTAGGATCGCAACATTCTAACCTGCAGCATATTTCCTATTCAAAGATGCAAGAAATGTTTGGAAATCGTATATATCCTACAAAATGAATCAAAAAACTACCATTTAACGGCCAAAATGTAACAATAATGTAAATAGTAGACAGCCTTACCAACAGGAGGAAATTTAACCATGTCAGACAAGACATTAGAACAGATGCTAGAGCATCTAGTAAACGACGATCAAGAAAAAGCAGAAGAGCTATTCCACGAATACGTGGTAGCAAAATCACGTGAAATCTACGAAGGCCTCATTGAAGCAGAAGAAGGCGAGTTTGACGACACGGACAAAGATGAAGACAATGACGACGAAGAAGACGTCAAAGAAGCTGATATGATGGATCTTCCAGACGAAGAAACCGGCGATCTAGAAGACGAAATCACAATTGACGACGAAGGCGACGACGAAGAAGGCGACGACGAAGAAGGCGACGACGAAGAAGAGTCAGAAGAGCTTTTCCAAGACCTAGAATCGATTGTAGACGAGCTTCAGGCAAAATTTGATGAGCTTAAAGGCGAAGAGTCTGACGAAGACGAAATGGATTCGGAAATGGACATGGAGCCGGAGATGGATTCCGATGAAGAAGACGACAGCGAAATGGAAAATTTTGCTAGCGACGAAGACACCGCATTTGAATCAGAGCTTGCGCAAGTGCGTGAGTATGTTGAAAGAATGGACGGAAAAGGCGCATCGAGCTCAGAATCAAACGCCGATAATACTGATTCAGTAGTTGACGACATGAAAAACGACATGGGCGGAACAACTGATAATATTTTAGCCGGCGGCGAAGGCGAAACAGGCGGCTCTGCCGAAACACCAAAAGACATGAATACAGGAAATGTTAATAAAGTTGGCGGAACAAAGTCTGGAAAGATGATGAATAAAGCACCAAGCGGCGCTGACGCAAAAGAAACCGGTGCTGATAACACCGACAGTGTTCTCCGTAGCAAGCGATAAGGAAGTTAGGTGAAACAGACTCTATCAGAACAATTGAGTTTCGACCAGGCCAAGATTGTCTTGGAGCGACAAGAAGAGGAGCATGGTAAATCTCTGTACATGAGTGGTATTTGCATTCAAGGCGATATACGAAATCAGAATCAGAGAGTATATTCTTCTCGTGAAATTGGCAAGGCTGTTGAGTCGCTCAACGAACAGATCACTGGTGGTTATTCAGTCTGTGGAGAAGTTGATCATCCTGAAGATTTAAAAATCAATTTAGACCGTGTAAGTCATATGATCACAAATATGTGGATGGACGGTCCAAATGGCTACGGGAAACTCAAGATCCTCCCGACTCCAATGGGGCAGCTAGTGCAAACCATGCTGGAGTCGGGGGTGAAATTGGGTGTAAGTTCAAGAGGAACCGGCGAAGTAGATAGTGATGGGAAAGTTCAAGGTTTTGATATAGTAACTGTAGACGTAGTTGCTCAACCGTCAGCACCTGGTGCTTATCCTACAGCAGTTTATGAACACCTTATGAATGCAAAAGGTGGAAACAAGGCAGTGCAAATAGCACAAGAGTTAAAAGGCAATCCACAGGCACAGAAATATATAGCAGAGAGCCTGAAAAATATTATTACAGGTCTCAAATAAGTAGGAGAATCACATGCTAGATTTTGTTCAAAACCTATTAGAAAACGATGTGATTTCCGAAGATATGAAATCGGAAATTGAATCTGCTTGGCAGAATAAAATTCAAGAAAACCGTGATCAAGTTAGCGCAGAACTTCGTGAAGAGTTTGCTCAAAAATACGAGCACGATAAAGCAGGAATGGTAGAAGCAGTCGAAAAAATGCTTGAAGAGCGTCTTCAAACAGAACTCGGCGAATTTGCAGAAGACCGTCAAGGACTTATCGAAGCAAGAGCAAGATATGCAGAGAAGATGAAATCAGATTCTCAAGCATTTGAATCGTTTTTGCTAGGCAATCTTAAAAATGAGATCGCTGAACTTCACGAAGATAAAAAGCGAATTGCAGAAAATGTCAACAAGCTAGAACAGTTTATTGTGGACTCACTGGCGAAAGAAATCGCAGAATTTCAGTCCGACAAACAAGATCTTGCCGAAACCAAAGTTCGTTTGGTAAAAGAAAGCAAGGTTAAGTTTGCTGAAGTTAAAAATAACTTCATCAATAAGTCAGCTGAAGCAGTTCAGGAAACAGTCTCAAAAGGTCTGCGTTCTGAAATGACACAGTTGAAAGAAGACATCGAAGCAGCTCGTAAAAATGACTTTGGTCGTAGGATTTTTGAAAGTTTTGCAAGTGAATATGCAACTAGCTACCTCAACGAGAAGAGCGAAACTGCAAAACTACTACACGTAGTTCAGCAGAAAGAGCAAGAGCTCGACGAAGCAGCAAAGATAGTAGCAGAAACCAAGCAAGAAGTTGAAAATCGGGAACGTAAGATCAAGAAAATTCAAGAATCAGCAGAAAGAAAAGAAGTTATGAATGAACTTTTATCTACTCTGAATCGTGACAAACGTGAAGTGATGTCAGAATTACTTGAATCAGTACAGACCGCTAAGTTAAAAGCAACCTTTGAAAAGTATTTGCCTGCCGTTATGGAAGGACAAGCACCTAAGAAAAAGGAAGCATTGACAGAGGCAAAAGAAATTACAGGCAATAAACAGGCACAATCAGTCGACGCGGAAAAGAAAACCGCAGACGTATATGACATCCGCAGGCTTGCGGGACTTTAAAGTTTTAAGGAGATAATACAAAATGTCACAACTACTCGAGTCACGTTGGTCGGAAACCAAAGGCGCACTTCTTGAAGGTCTAGATGGCAACAAGAAGTCAGTTATGGCAACAACTCTGGAAAATACCCGTAAGTATCTTGCAGAGAGTGCCACAACTGGTGCTACAAGTTCCGGCAACGTAGCAACACTAAATCGTGTAATTCTTCCAGTAATTAGACGTGTAATGCCAACCGTTATTGCTAACGAGTTGGTCGGCGTTCAGCCAATGACTGGTCCGGTAGGTCAGATCCACACTCTACGTGTCGCTATTCAGATGCATTCGATAGCACATCAGGAACTGATACTACAGCAGGTGAAGAAGCACTTTCACCTTTCAAGATTGCCGAAGGTTATTCCGGCGCAGCAGACGACAAGGCAGCTTCCACAGCCGCACTTGAAGGTGTTGCAGGAAACAAGCTTTCAATTCAAGTCTTGAAGCAGACTGTAGAAGCCAAAACTCGTAAGCTCAGCGCACGCTGGACTTTCGAAGCTGCACAGGATGCACAAGCTCAGCAAGGTATTGATGTTGAAGCAGAAATTATGGCTGCCCTTGCGCAGGAAATTACTGCTGAAATCGATCAGGAAATTCTTGCTTCGTTGAGTACACTAGCTGGCACCGCAGCACTGACATATGATCAGTCTGCAGTTTCGGGTACTGCTACATTTGTTGGTGACGAGCATGCTGCTTTGGCTGTTCAAATCAACCGTGTTGCAAACTTGATTGCTCAGCGTACACGTCGTGGCGCAGGTAACTATGCTGTAGTTTCCCCGACCACGCTTACACTTCTTCAGAGTGCAACAACTTCTGCTTTCGCAAGAACAACAGAAGGAACATTTGAGGCACCAACTAACACCAAGTTTGTTGGCACACTTAATGGCGCTATGAGAGTGTATGTAAACGGCTATGCTACATCTGACGATGTACTAGTTGGCTATAAAGGTTCAACCGAATCTGACGCACCAGCATTTTACTGCCCATACATTCCGTTGATGAGCAGTGGTGTTGTGCTGGACCCAACTACATTCGAGCCAGTCGTTAGCTTTATGACCAGATATGGTTATGTCGAGCTAACAAACACAGCGTCATCGCTAGGTAACGCTGCTGACTATCTCGGAAAAGTTGCGGTTACTTCGAGCAACCTACGCTTCGCATAAGTTTATTTGTTATGCAACTTTGGAAGGGCCTACGGGCCCTTTCTTTTTGGTTAAATACAGTCTTATGCAAATATCAAGCGACAAAGACTTTGAAAAAGTTGCAAAACATCTTAAAAAATATAAAACACATTTTCCTTTGTTTGTTAAAGATATTAATAAAATTGAAAACACTATAATCCAATATCAAAAAAATTATTCTAATTTTATGGTGTCGTATCGCCAATTAAAACGCAATGCAAGTCTTGTTCGAGCAAACGAAGAAATAGACAAGATCAATCATTTGATTAGCACGCTAGATAAAATAGAACTTATGGCACTCATGGCCAAAAACAGTTCTGGATAAATAAGTTAGTCAAAGAGCAATCCTCTCTGATGAGGACTTACAGGGTTACCCTCCCTGTAGACCTAGAACGTCAACAAGGAGAAAACAATGGGACGTCCAATTCAAAAAAGAAAAATAGGCCAGGGTTCTGGCAAAATACAGGTCACAAACGCATACTTTACCGGTGACGGCGCAGTAACAACCGGCAGTGTAAATAATGAACTTTATATAGATCGTCAACGCGGCAGTCTACAATTTATTGTAAAAAACAAAGACGGGTCTAAAAGTCAGAAACTAAAACTAGTAGGAAAAGCATCGCCTGCCGAAGGTGAGTTTAATATTGCAGTAACACTAGACGACACAGTAGACGGCTCACTAGACGATTCTGCTGTTTACTATGTTACAAAATTACATAACAAAACAGTATCATGCCAACCATCTGCTGATGCATCTGGAAGAGTACATCTACCTTATGATCTCAGAACAGACGGCGACAACGAAGTTTTAGCTGACGGATTTATACTTGCAAACATTGATGTCCAGAAGTAAAATCTAAATGAGTAAGTTCCTACAAGCCAACGGCGACTATACTATTAAGACTTCCGACGGCGGAACGGTCCTCCTCGATACTGGTTCAGGTATTGGGGAGGTTCGTATCACCGGTAATTTAAATGTTGAAGGAGAAACGTTTACTGTTTCTGCCGAAAATTTAAATGTAGAAGATAATAATATAGTTTTAAACTTTGGCGAACCCGGCAGCGGCGTTAGTTTAAGATATGCAGGGATTGAAATTGACAGGGGAACAGCACCAAGCGCATCGATTATTTTTGATGAAAATGACGATGTGTTTAACTTTGTTAAAGGATCAGCAGACACTGCTAATTTTAGTTATGCAGAAAGCAAAATAAGACTAAAAGAAATATTAACAAATAACGCAACTGACAGCGGCGATCTTATCTTGATAGGCGAAGGCACAGGTGTAGTGAAAGTCCTGGGCACAGTAAACTATGAGGATCAGGTTACACAAGACGACGATATACCTAATAAAAAGTATGTCGACGACGCAATACGAAATAATCCTACATTTCAGATCATCGACGACGACACTAGAGTAGTTGTAACTGATGTTGACGTCGAAGGATCTGAAAGCTTTTTGCTTGATAACACAGGATTTTCAAGCTT